TATCAATAATAACTAGGTTATTAATTATCTTCCTAATAATACTTCCATCAAACTCATAGAGTTTAACTAGCTGTACAGTAGGTTCAAACTGATGTGTGGTGGTATCAAACTCAAGGCCAGAAGAAAGGTCTATAAGAGCTTGTCTAATCTGTTCAATTAAGTCGGCCCTACGTGTGTCAACAATAACCTCTGGAGAACTGCTAGCCATAAACTGCCCAGCACTGTCAGGAATAAACTTCTGAAGCATTGTACTATTTGAGGACTTCACTACAACAGCATTAGGAGCTTCATTGACATTGAATGGACTGTTACCAGCCAAGTCTTGTATTAGGTAAGTGCCTGTTGAGATGTCTACGCCCGTAATGACAGCACCAATAGTGAAGGTGGGATTATCTCTTACAAAATGGTCAGAGACGACTCCACCGTTCGCAATGGGGTGTGACGTCACTTTACCTTTATAGTTTTGGGTATATAATGTGACGGCATCCATAAGCACGAAGCCACCAGTTTGATCATTATCATCTCCCCATTTGATAGCTAAGGTCATTGTCCTACTCCTTCACGGGGAAATTAACTTGAGCTTTCTCTAGTTCAGCTTTGAACCACTGACCAAGGTCCGCTGCTTGACCTTTCACATCCATTTGAGCAAGGGTGACTGGATCAATGTTAATAGAGATGTCAAACTGTTGGGTGACAATAGGTTTACCAGATTCAGTTGCAGTGTCAGCAGCCATGTTCCTTTGATTCTCATCATAGAGCTCTGGCTTGTGGTAGAAGATTGAGTCTTTATCATCATAGATTGATTGACCACGAACTCTGGCATTATTTAGATTGATCTTTGTATTTTCTGCTGCTGCACCAAAGATCCCGGCAGGGCTTGTATAACTACCAAACCCAAACGGATCAATCTTCTCAATCTCACCGTAAGTCTTAGGTTTACCTAGAGGGTCAACTCCTCCACCAACCTCGGCAGGCTTCTCTTGTGCAGTCTTCCACCTTTGAAACTCTGCTATTGCACCCATGATAGCTGCAATTTCTTTAGCTGTAGCTTCTAAGCTTGGTAGGAAATCAAACTTGATTGTAGAGATGTCTGTAAAGATCTGTTTAATATCTCTCCAGTCTTTAACTAACTGACCGGACTTATCAACACCAAGCCAATCAGCAACTAAGCTATCCTTACCTTCTAATGCTCGTGTAAACGATTGTGGAAACAATAGGAGGATAGAAGCCCACTTAGTAGCTTCGTTAAAGCCTTCTGCAAGCTTTTCTACTAAGCTCCCACTCTCATCCAACCCGGCCGAAAGGGTACGGAAGATCCTTGCAAACCCTTCTTCAACACCTGCGTCAGAGGCTACTTTTGAGAGGTCAGCGATTGAGTTCTGATACCGTGCTTGTTCAGCTTGAGAGGCATGAGAAGCTTTCTCAAGGTTTGGGGCTGCACGTTCACTTGCAATATCAGCAGCAGTCATGAGGATATCACCCTTCACCTGCCGACCTTTAATTGCCTTCAGTAGAGCATCTTCAGCTTCTTGTCCAGTAAGTTTACCACCAATCTTCTTCTGCCATGCTTCAGCAAAGAGTGATTTACCACCCGGAAGTGCTAGAGCAATCATATTCATTTGACGTTTCTGGAGTTCGTTCATGTCAGCAACTTCAGAAACAGCATATAGCAAGCGTTTCTGGTGTGCAGCATCGAGCTTCATTACACGGCCAATTTCAGAGAATCCTTTAAAGACTCCTTGACCTTGTTGAACACTCATCCCTGCGTGTGTCAAACCTGCAAGTGTATTGTTGTATCCTTGGGTCGCATCAAGGTAGTTGAAACCAATTCGTTTAGCTTGTTGACGTAGCCAATTGAAAGAGTCTGTGCCTTCCGCTGCTGTACCTTTACGAACAGTACCATCTGGTTGTTTAACATCAGCTTGCATTACAACAGCTTGTGATTGGAGTTCAGCAGCTACAACTTTTTGGTTAGTTTTATTGAGACTTGATAGTCCATAACCACCAAGGGCTAAGGCTAGAGCAGGACCATATAGTTTACCAATACCTCCACCAATCATCCCGCCAGCTACAGCAGAGCTTCTTGCTGACCTGCCACTTGCTGGTGTATGGTTAACAACGTTTGGGCTGTTAACAACATGAGGGTGTACTGTAGGGTGACTAGTGTTGGTTGCAATATTCATGGCTCTTGCCATAGTTGCATTCAAGTGGGCTTGATCTACTGTGAAGTTCTTTACTTCAAATACAAGCCTAGCTGAAGCTACATCTAATGCAGTACCAAGAGCAATACTTAGGTTTCTATCATTCACCTTGAAGTTAACAAGACTAATGACAAAACCACCCATATTTTTACTAAAGGATTTTACCTTTTTCTCAATACGAGTTAACTCTTTATCTACCTTATCTGTTTCAGTCCTTGAGACATTAATCTTTAAGGAGGCAACGTATGATGCAATTTCCAAAGTGGCTATCCTTATTTTCTAGTTTTAGATTCTGCTAAGGCTTTATCATTAGCCATCTTTTTAAGTGCATCATAAACATCAAGCATTTCTAATATGTCATACATCTGCTTAGTGCTATACTTCCAACTCATATCAAGAGCCATCTCCATGCCACCTTTTTCATGTGTGGCAATGCGATAGACTTCCCAACGCTGACTAAACTTATCACTAATTTCTTTCTCTAATCCTGATAGACTAGATTGTGTATATTGTCCTTCACTCCCCGACTCAGAATTGCCAGAGGGCATTATTCTTCTGTATCGGGTGCCTGAAAAACCTCAGAGAAGTTATATTGCAACACCTCTTGAAAGAGTTTCTGAAGGTGTACAAACTTACGAGCAAAGATGATATCGAATTTCTTTTCTGTAATGGCCATATTGTCTTTGGTGACATATAGGCAAATGATCTTTTTCATTACACTAAAGTCTGTCTTACCAGCATCCATATCTTCTTGGTATTTCTCCATAAAGATTAGACCTTGAGTTGCAGGCATGGCGGAGGTGAGGTAGTCAACACCGTCTACTGTCAGTGTTTCTTGTGGTAGGAAATCTGTAAACTTTGGAGCTGCCATTTATTTAATCTCGGAATATAGAAGACAAGCTTCTGTTTAAAAAATACTACTAACCTTATCAATCGCACTGTTAGCTAAATCTCCAGCCTTAGATACCGCAGAGTCAAACAGTGATGTACTAGGACGTGAGTTGCCAGTGATGTTATAAGTGTTTGTAGACTGTAGAAATATTTCCCAGTTCCTATAAGTGAAGTCACCTGTATAACTCACTGTCGGGTAGGAGGTTATGAAAGCTTCATTACTTGAGAACACACTCTTACCTGATGTATCTTTAAGCATCAGAGCAATACGTGCAGTCCCTTCATCTAAGTCTAGTTCATGAATGTAACCTAATACATCATTACTAGGAGATGTTTGAATGAGAGTGATGTTGATTGTTGCTGAAGTGTCCAGACTCTTTGTACGTGTATTTTTTCCACGGATTCCATAAACTGGAGTGAACCCTTTTACACGTCTAGAGATTGTAAAGTTATCCCATCCTGTAATGACATACCCACCAATGGTGAGAGATACATCTGAAGGACTATAGGTATTCACACTGAAGCTATTAGACATTAGATAATCCCCTTCAATGCAGGGAGAGCAGAAGCAGCCATATTGATAAGATCACCAATTAAGGATTCTTCACTACCATTACCACCAATGTTGATAACTGCTGAAGATGACCTAAGTATCCACGTACGACTATCGAAGGAATTACTTTTAACTAACGGTGGAATACCTTCAATCCAAGTTGTGCCAGAGAAGAATAAATCGCTACCACTAGAATCCTTGATTAACAATGGGAATTTACCCCTCTGGCTTATCTCATCAAGTTGCCAAAGTTTAGTCAGTGCATCATTAGAGCTACTACCACTGTACAGTGAAATACTCACAGTGTAGGTTTGATCATTCTGGTATAAACGGCTAACTGTTCCGTCAGCAGTACGTTTAGAAGTGAAAGGTTTTACATCCTTAGTGATGGTGACAAAGCTCCCATCAATATAACCACTCACTGGAATCAATCCTGCAAGAAGTATGTCCACTGAAGCTGGTATGTATGTGGCTAGATCATCG